TTATTAAAAAATGCAGAAACATTAAATCCTCAAGAATTAAGTTATTTACAAAATAACTTGGATAAAATAAAAAAAAATAAATTACAGTCTACTCGGCAAAATAATAAATTAAATAATGTAACCCCATCAAATATACCACAACAACATCAAACACAAAAATTTGTTAGAGAACCAATTGCATATTGTATAAATTTAGCAGATAAGGACATACAGCGAAATCAAAACCCGGTACAAGGGCTCCTACCATCAGCTGGAATGTATAATCTTCAAGAAAATATAAATATAAGGGAACTATCAACACCAATATTTAACGCCCCAGTACCGACAAATTTGGGGAAGAAAAAAACAAATAATTTGGATTATTATAATCCTTATGAATATAGCGGGAAACAACAGGAATTTGGCATGTTAGAAAGGGATATTCATTTGGGACCTTATGGTATAAATGAAGATTTACTAGACTATATGGGAATAGATGCACAAGAGTATATAGAAAGATTTCCAAATGGAATAAGAAATGTAAATGTGGAAAGTGCAATGAAATATGGTGAAATATCAAGAAATCCAAAACAAAGTGGTTTAAGTATGGTAGAATTAAACAGATTTAATTTTTTACCTTGGGATCCACAAGATTATAGACATATAATTCGACCAGACGGATATCCTCAAGCGGGTATTAATACAAGGTTAGATAAACTTGAATATCAATAACCATTTAATAACCACTTTATAACCATTTAATGTTCAATCAGACGATATTAAGTTGCATATAAAATATATAATAAAATTAATACCAATGTGTTAAATTACAAAAAAAATTGATAAAATAACTCGTTAACTAAATATATATAAAGTATCATAGATTTATTAATATAGTTATTTTTTATAGCATAAATATGGATGGAATTGACAGTTACAGTAATATAGAATTAGACGATAATACAATTGAAATTGGAGGTACACCTTATTCTGTATCAGATAAAAAAAACATGATTATTTTAAAAGAATTTGATGATATTAAATCATTGTCATTAAATATAACTAGTGAGTATAATAAAGTAGATAACGAAACTGAAGATTTTTATAAAAAATGCGATGCAATGCTTCATGGTGTATATTTACAAGGATTTGAAAAACCAACCGCAATACAATCGTTAGTAATACCACAAGCTTTATCAGGAAGGGATATATTGATGCAATCAAGATCAGGATCAGGAAAAACAGCTGCATTTACAATAGCAGCATTGTTCAAAGTCGATTTAAACAAAAAGTATCCTCACATATTGATATTATCTAATACTCATGAATTAGCATTACAGACAAAAAATGTAATTGAAAAAATAGGTAATAAATTTAATGGATTAAAAATAAGTTTATGTATAGGAGGATTAACAAAAGATATACCAATACATGAAAAGAAAAAATATATTAAAAATGAAGAAGAAATGATAAAAAATTCGCACATTGTTGTGGGAACATTGGGAAGAACATATGATATGATAGATAAAGAAATTATTATGTCACATGGTATAACATTTGTAGTTATTGATGAGGCTGATAAATTCATGGAAGATGAGAGATATGATAAAAGAACTTCTATAAGTATAAAAAATCTTATAACTTCATTACCATCATCTAATAAATGTCAAATTCTTCTATCATCAGCAACTTACAATGATGATGATATGGACATTATTGAAAAATTTATGTACCAGCCGGTTAAAATAATGATGAAAGATAAAGAAATTAATGTAAAATCAATTAAACAATATTATGTTGATGTTGAGGAAGATAAATATAAAGCGGATACTTTACATGATATTTATCAATCTATAAATATTAGTCAAGCAATTATTTTCGTTAAAAGTTGTGAACGGGCGGAAGCATTAAAAAAATATATGGAAAGTCACAATCATGCTATTTCACTTATACACGGTAAAATGACAGAAAATCAAAGACAAGAAATAACCAATAAATTTAAAAATGGATTTACTAGAGTATTAATAACAACGGATTTATATTCTCGAGGTATTGATGTTCAACAAGTCAATATTGTAATAAATTACGATTTTCCACCAAATGGAGAAACATATATACATAGAGTTGGAAGGACAGGCCGTTTTGGAAGAAATGGTTTGGCAATTAGTTTCGTAACTAATAATGATCAATCTGCTTTAAAAAGAATTAAAGATACATATGGAATAGACATTCAAAATCTCCCGCAAAATTTTCATACTTTGTAAAATTCTATATTATCTTGTGTTATCTTGTGTGTTTCTTATTTTATTTTGTTTTATTAATAAAATAAAATAAGGTTTACGATATGATTGAAAATTAAATATTTTGTTATCATATTATATCAAAAGAATAAATATCAATTTTATGCAAAAATATATACTAAATAATAATGAAAATGGCATACTCAATATTACAACAAATAATAATATCTTTCAACAAAAAGATATAGATGAATATCATGAAGATTTAATCAATGACAATATTAAAATTTGTAAAATTAATGACATCAGCATAAATTCTTCGGAATTGAAGGATATAATGTGTTATTAATTTTACAAATTTTATAAATTAGATGATAAAAATTATTGCGAATTTTATTATGATCACAATAATGAAAATATACCGATGGTTAATATTAATGATTATGTATTTTATGATTGTGATAATATTATTTTAGATAATAAATGATGATGAAATAGATTTATGTTTAAATTGTAAACAATATATTTTGTGTGGCAAGTTTCAATCTTTCGATAATAATATTAATTTACCATATGATGATTTTGAAAGCATGTTAGATTGGATATCATTATTTAATTCTAATCAGAATAATAAATTATATAACATATCGGTTATCGCTATTTATAATTATGGATATGAATATGAAATCACAATTTTACCAAAAGATTACACATTAGATAATTTAAATAATATTATTAATACATTAGAATTATTTTTTGATGATAAAAAATGGTTGACAATGGATAAAATTGATTATAATGATAATTATCCTCTGAACAGATTAATTAAACTTATGCAGTATCAAAGTAGTACATTATTCATATAAGTAATGGTACATTTACTTATACAATGGATTTAATTGTATAATACGCTAATAAGTACTAAATATTATGTGGTTCATGATTAACCTATTAGTGTAATATGTCAACAAGTACTAAATATTATGTGGTTCATGATTAACCTATTAGTGTAATATGTCAACAAGTACTAAATATTATGTGGTTCATGATTAACCTATTAGTGTAATTAACTATGCACGCTGTATAAAGAATATTATAATTTTATAAATTTTAAATTTTCATTTTTATAAAATTAAAATTCATAAATCATAATATATTTTTTGTCAAATAAGATAAATTTTAGTTAAAAGGTATAGTAATAAAAATAATCTTTAATATATTTATAATTGAGATTTATTATGTCTTCAGGTGCAACTCATAGTACTAGATTAATATATGATCCTTGTGCTTATCGTCAAGATCTCAAACAAAGTACTGATCCATTAGCTTATCAATTATATGCTGGTAAGTATTATAATTGCGACGGTTGTCGACCGGAAGGAGGTAAATTCACTGACAATCCTTTAGTTTTGGTTGATATTGAGAGCGAACTTAAACTTTTGAATAGAATAAACACAAATTGTAACAATTTTAAACATCCATTTTGTGAAACCGGTAATTGCATTGGTACTTTTGATCCAAATTTACCTCCATATACGACTCCTTGGGCATGTGAAAGAGATATTGTCCCCAACAATATCAAAAAAATGACTCATCCAGGATATGTCCTTCCTGATGAAAATCAATGTCAACAAGGATATCCACCAGTAAATTATTACTCAAAATATCAATAAACAATATTTAAAATCGGGTACAAATTAAAAAAAAATTGAAAAAAAATTGAAATTTAAATACATTATAAATTAATTTAAATATATATTATAATAAGTATTAAATAAAGGATGGCAACGAACCAAAGGATCAACAATGAAATTAAAAATATTAATAAATTTGTTTCTGACAATGAAACAAGTATGTTTATTTTAGATGATCCAACTGATTTGTATAATTTATCAGGTAGTATATATGGTCCAGTTGATACTCCCTATCATGGATATATGTTTAACATTTCCATAAAAATTCCAAAAGAATATCCATTTAAATCACCAGATATTAAATTTACTACCCCCATTTTACATCCTAATATTGATATGTCAGGACGTATATGTTTAGATACTCTTCAAGACAAATGGACGCCTGCAAACACAATATGTGCAACATTAATATCAATTAATAGTCTTTTATCAGACCCAAACCCTAGTAGTCCTCTAAATGCTGAAATTGCAAAAAAATTTACAAATAATAAAGCTGATTATAAAAAAACAATTAAAGACCATTGCAAAAAAAATGCAATTAAGGTTGAATAAATTTGAAATTTGAAAATATTAACAATTCTAGAATTATTAATATTTTATATTAAAATAAAATATTTAAATTTACTCATTTATGCATAAATGCATTTAATCATACACGACCATTCGGAAAAATATAACAAATGGAATGTAATATTATGATTACTATGATTATTATGATTACTATGATTACTATGATTACACTCGTATCACATTAATATGCTACATTATGGATTAAATAATTAATTTATTTAATAGCACATACTAAATCCTATTAAATAAATAAAAAAAAATTGAAAATTTAAAATCTATAAGTATAATTATTTATATCTATAATATCACCATATATACAATATATTATATATATAAAATACAATATGAATGGAACAGTAACTACTCGTCTTTTAAATGAAATAAAAAAAATTCATCAAAATACAGATGACCAAAAATTATTTTTTATTGAAAATCCAACTAATTTACAACAATTTGAAGGATATATTTTTGGACCCATCGATTCTCCATATTACGGCTACAAATTTAAAATAAGGATTAATATACCCGAAAGATATCCATATGTTCCTCCTACGATTAAATTATTAACTCCAATTCTTCATCCCAACATTGATTTAAAAGGTAATATATGCATGGATACTTTAAAAGATGCATGGAAACCAATATTAGGAATAGCCACAGCATTAATATCATTAATAAGTTTGCTTTCTGATCCAAATCCTAAAGATCCATTGAATAAAGATATAACTGATTTATTTAATAATAAAACTGAATATTTTGAAATTATAAAAAAACATTGTGAAAAATATGCAATCCCAGTATAATTTTTATAAGAAATAATTCCATTCAACAAAGTAAAATAATCATTTTATTCTGTTAAATGGAACGATATTGGATATTGAGTGAATTTATTCCTTATAAAAATATATCTTTTATAATTATATCAAATAAAATAAAATGGCATATTCTCATTCATCCAAATTAAGATATGATCCTGCTGCATACAAGGAAGCAGTTGAAAGAAGTACTGGTCCTTTAAATTACCGTGTGTTTCCACCGTACGGATATAATTGCGGTGAGTGTTTTAGACCTTATGGTTTAGTCGGTACAAGCGGTGTTAGTGCTGCATTAGGTAATTCAGTTGATGTTGATTCTATTTTATCAGGTCGTACTGTTTTAAACAGTAAAGCGAATGATTTTAGCCAACCGACACCATTGACAGGATACAAAACATTTAATAGAACAGATTGTTCACCTTTTTTAGAAACAGAATATTCAAGATATACACATCCTATACAAGATTATAAAGGGTTATATCCTGACCGTTTTTATCCATTACAACATGATCCACAATGTCATATTTTTGAAGATTTTGCAGTTAATACAAAATTACAAGCTAAAGATAATCATTATGCCGCATATCAAATACCTCTCGAACAAAATGATATGGTACCTACAGAAAGATTAGCACCTAAAAAAAATTAAATCATATACTTTAATTGGATATAAATTAATGTAAAGTTGGATGGTATAATAAAAAAAATATGTCGTAATTAATGTGTTTTTTAAGATATATATTATTTCTATTAATAATATCGTGTCTGACAAGTTTTCTCCACAATTTGTTTTTATCGTATTGTGCTAATGATTTAGAAGACTTTAATGACTTAGATAACTTGGATGAGTTAGATGATTCATATGGTTTACAATTATTTATAAAAAAAGAACATAAATTAAAAATAATTTCATCAGTATCTTTTTTTGACGATGTATTAAATAAATAATTATTTTTAATTTTTAAACATGCTTTAAATGCATTATCCCATGTAATTGTCCATCCTTTTCTAATAATACCGTTTAATATTTTAAATTTGTCCTCTATGCTTATTTGCATGTTATCATTTGAGTAATTAATAGAAATTATAGCACATAAAATATCCAAAATATGTGCATATCCATATTTAAATGCACTTACATATTTCTTAATAGCCCAGAATGTTCTATCATCTAACATTTTACAAATTTTTTCTTTTGTTTCATTATCATGATTAAATGCATTATTTAATAATATTTTTTTTATATTATCTGCTTGTTGAGGTGTATATCTAAATAACCATGTAAATAAATCAAAATAATTAATTAATTTTTCCTCAAGTGTTAATATCAGCAATACTTCAATATTGATGTATGATGATTCTATAATTTCATTTATTTGGTTTATTTGATCTATTTGATTTGTTTGATCTATTTGATTTGTTTGATCTATTTGGTTTGTTTGATCTATTTGATTTATTTGTGTACTCAGTGTAATTTGAGAAACACAATAGGATTTTTCCGTGATTACATCATTCGATCCATCATGACGTGTAATGTCATATGCCGATGTATTATCGTTCATATTATTATATCACACTATATATTTTTGTACTGTATGATATAATAAATTCATTGTTTGATAAATATGATTTTATTTTTTTGAAATTGTCACATTATATGGTATAATATTATAATAAAAATACTTATATATGGAATTTGCATTATTAACAGCCGGCCTTGGATATTTGGGCTATTATATGAATCAGCAAGATAAATATGAACCAAAAAAACCTAAAGCAAAAATTCAAGTCAATGATATACCGAGTGGACGCGATATTTATAACAATAATAGATTGACTCAATCCGAATATAAAGAAATGTTACGTGCTGAGAAAAATTATAAAGATAGTCAATATACATATAAAACAAATGTTGTACCAAATTATTATAATCAATTAGGACCCTTATTAGATACTACACAATTTAATAATGATTTTGGATTGAATAAAATAGAAGGATTATACGATTATGATATTGATGTCGATAATTTGGAATACGCAAATTTTGATAATTTTACATATAAAAATGGTAATGATGCAAATTTAATTTTTAATGATGGTGTTATTACTAGAGAAATATCACCTGATCAATATACAAATGATTTAGATTTATTAGCACATGGTGAATTATTAGCGGATAAAGCAAATGCAGCTACAAAGATTAAAATTAATTATGATCCGAGTAATTTAACAAATTATATGAACAAAGATAATATACCAAGTATGATAGAACCAAATTATCCGGATTTAAATTCATACAACAAAAATGAATATAATAAAAATCAATATAGTAATTTTAACGGAAATAAATCTTCTCAATCAGAAAATATGAACAGTACAAATAAAATAAAAGAAACATTCGGTTCAGTAACTGGAAATGAATTTAATTTTCCCAATAGTGATCAATCAAATCAATCAAATCAATTAAATCAATTAAATCAATTAAATAAATCAAATAAATTAAATAAATGTACAAATGGAAAATCTAATAATATGGTTTATGGCAAATGGATGAGCGAATATCAAAAGGAACAAAAAATTGTGCCCAATGATAAACCAGAATATATGTCACAATTTGATGATCTTACATTTGATAATCCATCTTTTGAAGTACCTTCCAATACAATAAACCCGTCATTATTGGATAAAAATAAAATAGCAGATATGGAGAGAAAAATATCATTGGACGGTGGTTGGAGTATATTTAAACCTTCTGATAATATGACATATAATGTTGTTCCTCCTGATCAATTGACACATGATAATATGTATCCATACTATAGTGAAAAATATGGTTATGGATTGGATGGTGCCGAAAATTTAAAACAAGAAAAATTAGAAATGTTTACGGGTTCCGATAATACATGGCAACATAAAAAGGAAGTTAAACCATTTTTTAGACCTGTAGCAGATATGACTTATGTATATGGTACACCGGTTCGACCTGAAGGTGAAGATTCAAGATATATTCCCAGTAGAGAAAGAAGAAATGAAACATTGGAAGATCCAAAAAGAATCACTCCTGGTGTGGGTCTTAATTACAATGATGTAGGTACACATGGCTTTCAACCGTATTATCGCGTTCTTCCTAAAGATACTAACGAATTAAGAGTAGAATCAAAACCAAAACAAACATTCCACTGGAGAACTATTGATGGTATTAGAGGAAAAAATAGACCTGTACAAGCTCCTGTAATTAGTTACAAACCGGATAGTTACAAAATAACATCTGAAAAAGACTTAGTTCCTACAGGTGGTGGTACTATTTTTGCTCCAAAAATAAAAGAAAATTTTGTTATGAAGGAAACGGATCGTTCACAACAGCTTCATGAATATACTGGTGGTGCTTACAACAGAGAACAACAATTAGGACAAACAGTTCCTGATTATATGCTTCCTAAAGTTAAATATTCTACTAAACAAAACTTTAAAGAACAAGAACCGGAACATAAATATGCTCCTGGACAAGAACCATATGGTGATAACACAAACAATATTAAAAGTTACAATTTGATGGAAACTATGAGATCTGTAACATCGGAAAACAAATATACAGGTGGTCCATTATATCAAAAGAAAAGTATATACAGTAATATGATGGATACGCCCAAAAATACTATTAGAGAAACTACGTCATTCGATAATACACATTTAACAGTATTGAAACCAAATGATATGAGAGGTACAGTGCATAGTTATGAAGATATACCTGTAACATTAAAAGATTTAACAATAGATAATCCAATTAATCCAAATATTTGTCAGGCAAATATACAACAACGTATATATCATTCAGATGATGCAAAAACTACAACTAAACAGACTACAATTGATAATATCGTACCTGCAAATTTATTGGGTCCTCATATGAGACCACTGTTTAGTTCCCAACCAACAAATACTACTACACGTGAAACAACCGAAGCATTACAATTTAATACCAATATGTTACCACTAAATCACGGATTAGGACAAGTAAATAATGGTCAACCAACAAATACTACAACTCGCGAAACTACAGAATCTTTATACAGGAATACTTTTATGAAACCATTGAATCATGGATTGGGTCAAATTAACAATGGACAACCGACAAATACAACAATACGCGAAACAACTGAAGCAATGCAATTTAATACAAACATGGTACCATTAAATCATGGATTAGGACAAATTAACAATCAACAACCTACTAATACAACTACTCGTGAAACAACCGAAACAATTCAATGGAATAATTTTATGACGCCAGTAAATCAACAACAGGGTAAAATAAATAATCAACAACCTACAAATACTACAACACGTGAAACTACTGAAGCAATTCAATGGAATAATTTTATGACGCCGGTAAATCAACAACAGGGTAAAATAAATAATCAACAACCTACAAATACTACAACACGTGAAACTACAGAAACATTACAATTTAATACTAATATGGTACCATTAAATCATGGATTAGGCCAAATAAATAACAATCAACCTACGAATACTACAACACGTGAAACCACAGAAACTATACAATGGAATAATTTTATGACACCAGTAAATCAACAACAGGGTAAAATAAATAATCAACAACCTACAAATACGACAACTCGTGAAACAACAGGGACTATACAATGGAATAATTTTATGACACCGGTAAATCAACAACAAGGACAAATAAATAATCAACAACCTACAAATACTACAACACGTGAAACTACAGAAGCAATTCAATGGAATAATTTTATGACTCCAGTAAATCAACAACAAGGACAAATAAATAATCAACAACCTGCAAATACTACAACACGTGAAACTACAGAAGCAGTTCAATGGAATAATTTTATGACACCTGTAAATCAACAACAGGGTAAAATAAATAATCAACAACCTACAAACACAACAACACGCGAAACAACAGGAACAATCCAATGGAATAATTTTATGACCCCGGTTAATCAACAACAAGGTAAAATAAATAATCAACAACCTACAAATACAACAATTCGTGAAACTACAGAAACTATCCAATGGAATAATAATATGAGACCATTAAATCATGGATTAGGGCAAGTTAATAATGGACAGCCAACGAATACTACAATTCGTGAAACAACCGAAACAATACAATGGAATACAAACATAACTCCTATAAATCAAAAACAAGGAGAAATTAACAATGGACAACCGGCTAGAACTACTGGTAAAGAATTAAATATTCATACAAAAGATATTGGTCATGTTTATGGATCAGAAAAAGCAGGCATTGTCAATTTATATGATATAGCAAAACCTACAATTAAAGAACAAACAATTGAGACAAAAAATATTCTTGGACCAACATACGTAAATCAAGCAGGATTAGGAGGTATGGGACATATTACACATCCCTATGATGCAAAAACAACAACTAAAGAACAAACAATTGATAATAAATATATATTAGGAGTAACAAAAAATGTAAATCAACAAGGTTTAGGATATTTAGCAGAAAAAATGGAAGCAAGAAATACAAATAGGCAAACAACACAACAAGAACCAGAAATATTTCACTTTTTTGCACAAGATACATTCAGGCCAAGATTATATCATGACATGTATAATGCACAAATTGATGATAGAAAAGAATCATTGTACACATTTCATCCCACATATAACGGTCCTAAAGAAGGTCCAAGTGTTGGGGATGTAAATATATCTATAAGGGATAGGGTAAATATAGAAAGAGCACCTAATTTAGGTAGTGCCACAGATAATAGCGGACCATATAGAATGGATCCAGGATTAACTGAAGTAAAAAAATTACCAATAATTTCTCAAGATTTGACAGTAGATCCGCTTGTTAAATACGCATTACAGACAAATCCATACCATATATCATATCCAAATGATGTAGTATATATGTAATACCATTGTATGATAATAATGAGTTATAATTATATAGTCATAATTATATAATTATAAGATTGTACATTATATAAATGGCTAGTTTTGATAACATTGTAAATGTTGCAGATTATGATTCTACGACGGGGGAAGATAGAACAAATTATCCATTTAAAATAGTTAGTGCAGCTGAATGGAGCGATGGTGGAAAAGATTCTAACTGGTTAAAAACTGATTGGATTAATGCACAAGGAACATGGGATCAAGGACGAACTTTAACAATGGGTAAACCGATACCACCAGATAAATATGCTAATGTAAGTGATGCAATAAATAATTGTAATTGGAGAGGAGCAGATAAATGTCCAAAATTGGATAGAAAACTTATTTTTGTTCGTGACGATCCAAGATATGCAGTAGATTCTGTTGATTATAAACGTGCAAATGTATCAAATAAAAATAATGTAAATTTAGATACTTATGAAGCTAGATGTCCAGATGGTTATTGGAATTTAGGATTCACATATGCTAGAAATAATTTATGGGGCCCAAAAAATTCCGGTTTTGATTCAAAAATTAAATGTATTGATCCTAAATTTATTAATCTTACATACGGTAATCATGCTTGGTTTTGGAATAATGCAGGCCATGATGATGATGATTATAACGATTGGTCAATGTATTATAGATCGCCATATCATGCATTTTTTTCAAGAGACAGTTATACTGATGATTCAAATAATTGGCCCAATTGGGATATTATCCCATATGAGAGAATGTTAAAATGTTGTACAGGTGATATAACAAGTGGTTGTGGAATGTTTCGAACTCCTGATGGTAAAAATATCGATCAAGGAAATTGCGACAAATTAATGAACGAATATTGCACATATATGGGACAAAAATATAAACAAACTACTCAATGTCCTGTAAATGATAATGAATGTGTAAAAATTAAAAATATATGTAGTTGTTATAATTCGCAAGTACCTGTACCGATATGCCTTGATTCCACGTGCAGAAAATCAGGATATCAATCAAAAACAGATAAAGATACATTAAATGGTGGATGTAAAATATGTGGACAGTTTAATTTACAATCTCTTGGTGATAAAGCTACAGCCGATGTTGTTAGTAATTTTAATCAGGTATGCGGTTCAGACGCTGGCGCAAATAATAATTTAAATACAGGATCAAATAATAAATTAAATACAGGAAATACGCAACAAAATCAACTTGAAATTAATAAAAATCAATATGTGATGTACGGTAGTATCGCTGGTATTGTCGCAATCATATTTTGTATAGCATGTGTTATTGTTATAATAATTATGATAAAATAATCTATAAAATGATTATATATTGTATAGAAATACGATGAGTAGTAATCAATCAAATAATCCAGGTCCAGGTATATATAAGGATACAACACCGCCACCAGATTCAAAAACTATAGCAACCATATATGATTACACCCCACAATATCCAACAATAATATTTTCTGGAGTATTATGTTGCATATCATGTTTTATTGTATTAATAATAATAATTTTATCAATAAAAGGTAGTAGAAGAAGATATTAGTAAATAATGTGAAAATATAAAAATATTAAAATATCACAACATTATAATAAAATTATCGATAACAAAATAATAAAATTTTATTATTTTGTTATTTTCTAATAAAATAATAAAACACAATCTAATTAACTCTAACAAATTTTAATAATTTTTAATAAATTAGTTTTGATGAATTGTATTGACTTGTATTAATAGAATTTTTATTATTTAATTGAATATCTGATCGATTATTTGATTGATTATTTGATTGATTATCTAATTGATTATCAGATTGATTATTTATTGAAGATTGTTGCATTAACGCAATAAATTCTAAATAATCTTTTTCTATTTTTTTAGAATCCAACTGTTCAACAACAATTTCTTTTTTATGTTTATTTAGAATTGTCATAATGAAGTTATACGATGATATTATTTGTTTTAAATTTCGTGCACCTGTAATTATAATTGCTCCTGTATGAAAAACAAATATCGATATTTTTTTTTTCTGATGATAATGTTTTATATTCACACATGCATGTACAGATGGATTATATTTACATTCAATATATTGCGGTAATGGTACATTTGTCATATATACATTTTTTACCGAATAATTCATCCATTTAAATATACCTCCTTTATCCACATCATTTTTAGGTTTATTTCCATATTTTTTTTTTAATATCTTATATAATTCACCTCTGTTAATTTTATAATTAATTTTAAAATCACTGTTAATCATTCTAATTTTTAATCCACTCATATTTAAATCATTGGGATATTCAGTAAAATAATATACATATTTTTGCCCATTCACAGTACGACGTTTGTGTTTTCTTAATTCCTTTATTAATTTCTCTACAACATCATAACATTCATCTATATTTTTACATCCTGTCATTTGTACAGAACCATTATTAAATAATTTTAAATTTATATAACCTTTTTCTCTATTTGTTGGTTTTATTAACATTGTTACCTGATTAAAAAAATTTATTTTGGATTTTTTCTTTTTTGATTTTTGTTGTATTATTGTTCTATTCGTTTTGATATTCGTACTTTTACCATATTTTACTAATACTATTCTATCAGGTCTTAATTTAATGTATTTTGCCACATTTTTAACATATATAGCATGACCAAGAGTTGCAGTTGTTGTTATAACCGATATTGATATTCCATGTTCTTGCAAAAAATTACTTGCTCTTATATATTCGTCATCATTTATATCTACTGTTGCACATTCAGATTCAATATTTTCTGAAATTTCGCATTGTTCCATATTATTTATTTTTATACTGTCAGATTCAGTGTCCAATATTTCTTCATCGCTATCATCGGTGTATATATCTTGATATGGTTCTAATTCGGAATACATATCTGTATCTAAATTATCATTTTTGTTTAATGTTCGTTTTATTTTCATTTTCGTTTTCGTTAACGTATCATCTGAGTCATATAATTTTTCAAATGTTCCATCTTCTATAGAGCATATATGTGGCGAAGAAATTGATTTTTTATTTTTATTAAATGTTATAGCATCACTAGAGTTAATAACATCATTAGACCCATTTGAATCCAATGTGGTAAATGTATCAAATGTATCAGATGAATCTATTGACTCAGTAGAATCAATTGTTGTATAATTTGATAACATTTTATCACTTTTAATATTAGATTTAGATTTAGATTTATTTTTAGATTTGGATTGTGCAATATCATAATTATTTGAGATATTCGATGTATTCGATATATTCAAATTATTAATTTTTTTATTTGATAATCTGTTCATTTCATTAGCCAATTGATATTCTAATTCTAATTTTTCTTGGATACTTAAAAGTTTATTATCATGTGGTGCTGATATTTTCATTTTTTCCATTTTGATTTTATATTTGTAGTTTTTATTCTTTAAGTCTTTAAGTACCTTATTAATATCCTTTTAAATACTTTTATTTTATATAAACAATAAATGTATCAATTTTTTATAATAACAGATTAACATATTTTTAATAATAAAATCTCTGTAGTAAATATATACAAAAAATGTCATCTGAACAAGAAACGATGAACGACAGTATTTTTACTGAAAATGATTACACTAGTTTTCATACCACAAATAATTTAACCAATCATATGAGTAATCATATGAGTAATCACATTAGTAATCATATTGCACCAAAAAGTCAAATTTATAATTTAAATACTGTATCACATGGATATACACCATTTAACATTGATACGATCAGTTTAACTAATATAGAAAATTTGTTATTTAAAAATCAATATGGCGGTAATAGTACTATATCAGAAAAAGATGTTGATGATATAGTTGAAAGTGAAAATGTATGTGACGATGATGATGATGAATGTGAAGGTATTGATGAAGAATTGGGTGATATAGATGATCCTGATAATGTTAAAAATATTAGTAATGATTTATCATCCAGTGAAAAAATACCTATTGAAAAAATAGAAAAAAAACCAAAATTAGCTTCAGATGTTACAAAATCATCATCAACAACAATGGATAAAAAATCATCACCGTCGCTATTAACAAATTCAAAATCATCATCGGTTACTGTGGATAAAAAATCATCAGCGTCAGTATCAATTGATAAAAAATCATCACAGTCGGTTTCAACAGATAAAAGATCATCGCCGTCAGTTTCAACAGATAAAAAATCATCGCCATCAGTTTCAACAGAAACATCAAGTACAAAAAAAATAAATGTGAATCTTAGTTCAGAATCTAATGGTTATGATACTGCAAACATTCGGTCACTCAAATCAGATAAATCAAAAAAATCTGATAGTTATAGTAGCGGTACAAATACATCAGATAAATCTGATAAGTCTGATAAATCTGATAAGTCTAATAATTCGAATAATTCGAATCACTCAGATAAAAACACAACGAATGATAAGGATGATGATTCATTATCTAGTATATCATCAATGAGCAGTTCAACGTCTGACATTAAAAAAGAAGGATATGTACAATTTAAAAAAGGTGGTAAATCGATAAATAACAGTAATGGTAAAACAAATGATTATTATTCAGAAGTAAAAAGTTACAGAATTATAAAAAATAAAGTTAAATAAAATTAAATTTGAATCAAACACATATAAAATATACATATATTTTAATTAAATATAACTGACCGACTAAATAAAATGAAAAGTAAAAAAATAATATCATGGGATGTTGGTATATTAAATTTAGCATATTGCATAATAAAATATTATGATAAAGACAATTATAAAATTGTGGAATGGGATAAAATCAATTTAATAAAAAAAAATGAATTAATTCTATTGTGTTGCGGATTGATAAAAACTGGTAAAATATGTGATAAGAAAGCGAAATATTATATTGAACATAATGGTGATACATATGGATTTTGTAATATTCACAATGATGAAAAACATGTACTTTCTGCAATAATGTCATCTTCTCATTTAAAAATGAAATCATTAATTGATAATAATTTTCAATTTATCGACAATAGTGTAGATATTGATAAAGAATTACAATGTCTCCATAAAAATAAAAATAATGAATTATGTTTAAGAAAGGCATACTGTGCCTACGAAGATCCATTTTTGTTATGTAAAACACATTACAAAGTACATTATAATAAATGTTTAAAAAATCTTTCCCCAAAACCTATTAAGCAATATAATTCAAAAAAAATGCCAATATCAGAAATTCAAATAAATTTGGTTAACAAATTAGATTCTTTAAAGGATATCATATTTGATGTCGATGAAGTAATAATTGAAAATCAACCATCTCTAAAAAATCCAAAAATGAAAGCAGTATCATCTACATTATTTGATTATTTTATGATAAGGGGAATGATCGATAAAACTAATAATAGTCAAATAAAAAATGTTCGTTTTATATCCCCTTCAAACAAAACAAAATTAAGCGAAGAATATCAAGAAATAATAAATTTAGCAAAAAAATGTCAATCAAAACCTAAAAAATCCAAAAAATCTAAAAAATCCAAAAAATTCAAAAAATCCAATGATAATGAAGATAATGAAGATAATGAAGATAATGAAGATAATGAATATAGTGAAGATGAAGAAATAAATAAGGATAACACTGATAGTGATGATAACGATGATGTTAATAATAATGATAATAAAAAAAATAAAAAGGGTGTGAATAAAAAAAATTTAGAAAAATTAGAAAAAAAGTTAATAGATATTAATATAAAACCAAGTAAAATGAATAATAAAAATTTCGTGTATAATTTAACAAAAGAATTATCAGTAAAATACTGCGAAGAACTGTTAAAAAGTAACAATGATAATAAACATTTGGATGTTCTTAATAGTAATGTTAAAAAAGATGATTTATGTGATTCTTTCTTGCAAGGACTTTATTATATTAAACAAATATTAAAAGGCAAATAATATTTTATTAATATTAATCCAATTTGAATTCAAATTGAATTAATATTGTAAATAATTTCTAAGCATCATATTTTTATTTGCAATTTTTTTTATTATCAACAACTACAGTTGTTTCTAAAGAATTTTTACTTTTTAATGGCTTATTTCTTTGTAATTTATATTTTTTTTCATTAGTATCATCCAAATTTGCACCTTTATGATCTTCTTCTATTATGGGTACGTGGGATATTATCGGTGGAAATAGTATTTTATATTCTACTTCTAATTTTAAACTGTCTTTTCTAAATTGTTCAATAGTTTTCTTACCACCGAACGCCTTTAATGTTTCTCTTGGTAGAGCTTCTTTTAATTCATCATAAATAGCATCATTCGTATTATATATTTTTCTACACATTGAGAATAACAACGATTTTCTTTCCCATATTTTTAAATCTTTTATGTAATAAACATTATAAGCCAATGCACAATTAAATGTACAAAAACAACCAATAACGTAATAAATATTGTTATGATATTGTTCCGGTAAAAAACAAGGAATAGTATCGAATGAATGACAACACCACCAACATAAAATGTCAGTTTTTTCAACAACAATAGTTTTATTTTTTCTAATATCAACTAATTTAACGTTCATGTAATACGCCTTTTTACCTTTTAATTTATCCTTATCTCTTGTCATTAAACTTTTTTTTAAGGATTCAATTTGCTTATCCTTTTTTTGACATAATTTGCATTCATCTTCCGTAGTTGAATCTTGATCAAATATTTCACTGTCTATTTTATTATCTGATTCACTATCATTACGTTCAAATATATTTTTTTTTTCAATTGATTCATAATTAATCGGTAAATGTAATATAATATTACTTTCAGGTGCATCTTTTAATGCGGCTTCTACTTCATTTATATTTTTATATTCACTTAATCCATCTATAAATTTTTTTGGTTTGCGGCCTCTTTTTTTTGGTTCTCTCGGTTCAGTTGGTATTTTTGGTTTGGGTTTACGGCCTCTTTTTTTGGGAATAGGTTTATCAGGATCCATTTGATTAATTGCAGGTATTGGATCAATATTATTTAATCCATTTAATTCATTCGATAAATTCATGTTATCCATATTTTTTTCATTTTTTTTAACCATTTGTTAGTTATTCAAATTAATATTTATATTCTTTATGTGTGTGATAAAGATTTTTACTTTTATTAAAAATATTCTTTTTATATATATTTATAATTTAATTAAAATTTTAAATGGCACATGTTGATTATAAAAAAAAAATTGTGAATGAATTAATGCAAGATGATGATATAATATCTATTAGAGGAAAATTAAAATCAATCGATATATTATGCCTAATATATTTTCTATCAGGTACATATCCAATTTGTGCAAAAGAATATTTACAGTTGTCTGATGATGAAGTTCAAAAATTAAGAAAACTTTTGGGAAAACTTGGATCAGCATTTTCGGAAATAATGGCAATTGTTTTTATTTTATTAAACAAACAACGCAGTACACGTAATATAATGTATGGTGGAAGAAGACGCGGTATTATGGATATTAACTATAACTATTTTGACAATAAACCATCAAAATATGATATTAAGTATGTGGATAAATATTTATCTACATCTTCAAAATATTCGGGAGGTACATCCGATGATTATAATGATTATAATGATTATGATGATCATGATAATTACAATAATAGCAGTGATAGTAGTGGCGGTAGAATTGGTGATAATGATGAAAATGATAATGAAAGTAACAAATTCGTTAGTATGCAACCAATACAACCAATACAACCAATGCAACCAATACAATCTACACAACCAATGCAACCAATGCAACCAATGCAACCAACACAATCAATACAATCTATGCAATCAATACAGCCAACACAATCAATGCAGCCAATACAATCAACACAACTATTACAACCATCACAATTATCAATTGGACAAACAATACCTATTGTATCTGAACACAAATATAAACCAATACAAAAAACTGAAATACAGCAAGAACCTTGGATGTTACTTCCACCATTTGTATAACAACATAAGATGTGCGTAAAATATGATATCAGGAACGACTATATATAAAATTTATATAAACATGTAATATTTCAATTAAATATCGCGTGTTTATATAAATGGATAACATAACATCATTAATATCTACAGAAAAATATTATTATAAAGATATTCCTAATAAAAATGGATATGATGAATATCCTAATATATATATATAATCGAATCTGATTGTATTAAAGTGTCCAACATGAATAAATTCCAAAATTGTGCAATACATAATTTTGCACACAATTTAAAACCGGGAGGTCCAACATCTATTTACGATGATGATGGACATTTGTTATATCAAAAAAATAATTCAAATACACAAGAAGATCAAATTATTAATTATTATAAAAATAAATTACTATTGCCAAAAAAATTTTATCCGATTATTGACGATACGAGAGAAAATAACGAAGCATTATTATATAGTAAATGCGGTGATAAATGTCCAATTATAACACTACCATCCTTAATTAAACCAAATTTTAATAAAAAACATATTAGAACTACAATTATTAAAAGAATTGAATTATTATATGTATCAAGTATATATAATCATGCATTAATAACAGGTTTATGGGGATGCGGCGCATTCGGCGCAAATCCGGAAATAATGGCAGGTTTATGGGGATGCGGCGCATTCGGCGCAAATCCGGAAATAATGGCAGAATTATGGAAAGAAGCAATTTTTAAATCAAAATATCGTCCAAAAAATATAATTTTTGCAATATACATTGATGAATATACACCGCTCCGCGGGTTAATGCCACCGGCGCAAAGTTACGCTTTGCCGCCGTCCGGCATTACAAATTCAAAAAATGCAGATTACTACACGGCACGCGTGCCGGATAAGGCAACCGGCGCAAAGCTACGCTTTGCTGCCGTCCTGCCTTACAAAAAATTATTTCAATTTACAATTTAGTTAATCCATTCAAATATATATATCAATGATACATATATTTGAATTAGTCATTTTATAGTCTCATATATTCACTCAATTGAATAACATTTACAATATAATCATTCGGTAAATTTAATCCTTTTTCATTTAAATGTGATTTAGGGAATATGGTTCCATATCTGGAAAAAATATTAAATACATAATATAACTGATTTGTATTATTAATTTCTAAATATTGTTTAAATAACATTTTATCATCTATTTGATATCCAATAATACAAAATATTTTAGGATATTCCATATTCTCATCTGAATTTATATTGTATTTATCAATTACTGATAAATATTCATTTAATTGTATTTCATTTGGTGGATAAAAACCATTACCATTAACACTATATACTCCAATAATATTTGACATTTATTTTTATATTATGTATTATGCCATGTGCACATATATATATTGCAAATTTCATAACATTATTATATCAATTTTTTTAATCAACTACTAATCAACTATCAATTCTCTTTTTTTATTTCCTTTTTTACGCCCCTTTTTGTTTGAACTTGCTATCGAACTCTTAGCTGAACTTTTTTCTAAATTGTCAATATCACACGAAAATGATTGGGAATTTATTACTTCGGCTAAATTCTCAACATTACCTATATCATCAATATCGCCAATATCATCTAATTTTATATCATCCAAATCATCTAAATTATTTGAATTAATTGAATTATTCATATTTTTTGTTGAATTTTGTATATCCTTTTCTTTAATATTTACTGGAATTATTTTTTTTCTGGGTGACAATAATACATTATTTTGAATATTTGACGATTGTGTATTTATTGATTGTGAATGCATTTGGGTTTGAGGTTGATATTGATTTTGTGTTTGATTTGTATTGGTTTGAAATTGTGTTTGATTTGTATTAGATTGAAATTGTGTTTGATTTGTTTGTCCTTTAGTTATCGGTTGTTTGACTTGAATATTGTCAGGTATTTTACCGGTTTTTGCAAATTCATTCATAATAATTTGTTGTCCCAAAGAAGATAAATTTATTTTTTGCATTGGTTTTTCATGACCACTTGCACTATTATTGTTAATCAATGGTGGTATTGACATTTTTTGAAAATTTGATTGCGATTGATCTTGTAAAGTCATATCTATTTGATTTTGTGGTGATTTACGTATTTGTTGATTTTGTTGATTTTGTTGATTTTGTTGAAACTGTTGTTGATATTGTTGTGCCTGCTGCATTTGTTGTAATTGCTGCAAATGTTGCATCTTCTGCATTTGTTGTTGTTGTTGTAATTGCATTTGTTGTATTTGTAATTGCATTTGTAATTGTTTTTCCTTGTCCTGATTTATTTTTTGTTGATCTGCTTTATTTTCTTTAACAGTAGCATTTGTTGGATTAATTGAGTTATTTGGATTATTTGAATTAATTGGATTAATTGGATTATTTGGGTTATTTTCAACATTCATTTTTTGTCTTTGGGCCATTTCCAATAACATTTTATTATTCGGATTTATATTTGTTTGTGGTGGTTTTGGAGCAGCACCACCTCCTTTATTTGCCATTGCGTTCAAAAATCCTTCAATAATATTAGAACCAGCACCTGTACTCATCATATTTGCCAAAGGTGATTCTGGGCCAAACATTGTTTTACTTATATGATAACTTACAGCACTCATAATTAACATAAACAATAATTTAAATTCTGGTGATACTTTTCCTCCAGCAGTTTTATATTTCTCATATAATTCCCCTAATACTTCTTCATAACTGTCTACGTCTAAACGGACTTGAGTAGACCATCCTTTTAGTTTAAACTGAAAGGGATTGTAATTGTCATTTAGTAATTCAATCCCAGTTACTACATTTACAAGTACTCCTTTATAAAAATTTACATTGTTTACCTTATTCCTGATATCATAATGTAATTCATATTCAGCTTGTAAATCATCAGGATTATCATCTGGATTAAAATGTCTTGTTAATTCAACCTTGTATTTATATCTTAATTCCATTAGCAATTTATAATATTTTTCTTGCCTTTTTTTCCTCTCTTTTTCATTTTCATAAGGTTTTGCATTATCGCCTTCATTATCACTATCATTCCTACCATTATCATTTTCCGATGCAGATAATTCGTTATTTTTGTGTTCATGTACCGAATGTCTTGAATGTTTTGAATGTACTGAATGTTTTTCGTGCTTTGAATGATGTGATTCTGATTTTGGAAATTTTTCTGATTTATTCGATTTAGCTGATTTTATTGATTTTTTTTCATCTCTATTATCTCTATTATCTCTATTATCTCTATTATCTCTATTATCTTTATTTTTGGTATGTACAGGTGATAAATGTTTTGGTGAATATTTTGGAGAATATTTTGGAGGTAATTGTTTTGGACTTTTTATAGATTTATTAGATTTATCAGATTTATTGGGCTTGCTGGATTTTATTGCTTTTTCAAATTTATCTAATTTATCATGTTTTTTTTCAGAATGATCGGATCGATTTGAATGATCAGAACGATCAGAATGATTCGAATGATGCGATGATTCTGATGAAGATTTATCATTACCCCCATATTTATTAGCATAATTATTATTATCTTTTTCCGATTCTGTATCTTTTAAATCGTCAATATCAGAATTTTCAGATGAATTTGACAACTCGACATTTTCTTTTCGTTGTGAGCGTACTTCTGAAAATTGTCTTTCAAAATTTGGTTTAAAATTATTTATTTTTCCACGCAAATCTTCGTCAAACACATCTGATTGAATTTTATCTTCATTAACGAACATGGAATAATGAAGACTAGTACTATTATCAGTTGGTAGCTTTTTGCTTAATTCTGTTATTTGTGAATCCCGAATGTCTTTTTTAGCCATATATTAATATTGATAAGAAATTACTATCATCAAAATGCCGCATTTTTATAGCTTATATACATGAATTCAAATGCATATTTTTTACAAAAATATAAATCAAATTACCTTATATTAGCTTATCATATTATTACATTCAAAAACATCATAAACACTCTTATTTATATAATGAGTAGAATGTATTATTATTATAATTTTGACGTAAAATAACGCGATTCAGCGATTCAATGTTAAATATGTGGCGAATATGGCATTACTGTATATCTCGTATAATCTGAAGATAATGATGATATCGGAACAATATTGGAAGGAATTGATGTTAATGGTACAGACAATGTTGTATTTAAATTTGGATTTGATTGCAATTCTTCAAATATTTTTGCATCACTATATTTTTTATTATAAAAATTTGATAATTTTATTGGATGACGATCATATGATGAAATTTTCATCATATCTGTATTTGTAGTACATGCAGTTGTAGTTGTTGGATATATCATAATATTATCATTATTATTTGAATATAACTCTATTAAATGGTAAACAATTAACAAAAAAGAAATTATCATAATAATTATTAATACGGTACCAAGATATTTGTCAAAAAATATTTTAATTCGACTAAATTTAGTATTATAATTATTATTCAATTTTGTGTCATCTGATGATTTTATAGAATTCGTTAAAACCATATAATATATTTGAGAATACTTTTCCACTCATTGTAAAAATAAATATAATAGAAGTTTTTGGATGGATATTTTCTATTCTTACTATAACTATAATGTTGTCCAATATTAATTATTGTGACGTCAACGATGCTTTCAATAAGGATCCCATTAAGGAAATGACTAATAAAATTATTAAAAATTATATGCCTAATACATCATATCATCCATATAATTCCAAAAATAATAATATTCAAGAGCAATTTTATCAAACTGATCAATCTAATCAATCTAATCAATCTAATTATTCAAATCAGTATAATCAGTATAATCAATCCGATCAAGACCAGAATAATAAATATAATCAACAAAAAGAATTAGAACAAGTACTTAGAACCACTAATGGACCACATGTACAAAAACAATATAATCAAAATATGATACATCCATTTGATAATTCAGGATTTAGTAACTATAGTATAAATAACGTGCCGCAAAATGGAAAATTAAATTCAACTTATTCAGATTATCCCTTATTATCAGATACGGACATATCTAATTATCCATCTAAATTTAATTCCAACAAGAATCAAAAAAATGATAATATTTTTCTATCAACAACGGATACAGTTAATTCGGCAATAAATTCTACAATTAATTTGGATACACAAGATTCAATATTAAAAGATTCAGCATTATCTGAATTATCTGAGTTATCTGAATTATCTGAATTATCGGAATTAACTGAATTATCTGATAATGTACGTAGTAAGAACAAATGTAAACATGTTAATAATTGCAAATATTGTAATTCTTTGTTGAAAAAATTATTAAAAAAAAATCATTTAAATCATTTAAACCAACTAAATCAACTAAATCAATTAAATCAATTAAATTATTCCAATTTAAAAAAAAAATATCCAATTAAACGTTACAAGTCGGATAATTTAAATGATTTTACTGAGACTGATGATAACGGATACCAAAAAAATAAATACAGCCATAATTATTTGTCAATACAAAACGCAAAATATGATTCGTATAAAGAAATAATAATATTATTATTGGGCGGAATAATAGTAATTTTTATTCTTTTCATGATTACAAAATTATTTACTTCACAATGAAAATAATCTATTTATCTTTTACAGGCGAAACAACCACGCCGTGTCAGACAGAGCTTGTACGCGGTGGATTTTTATCCGCCCCTTCGGGCCGTGAAACTATAAAAAACCATGATATATAAATTTTATCAGGTGGAAAAAAATAATATAAAAAATTATTTTTATTCAATTCTTCAATAATATAATACGCACATTCTTCTTGATCTATAGATGGAAATGTTTTTCCATATATAAATTTTGGTATTTCAAATATACAATCAACTTTATTTTGGTTTGCCATTAATTTAATAAAATTATAACATTTATCCAAAATGTATTCATATGATTCTTTTTTAATACTCATAATTTTGTCACGATATTTGGTTAAATCTTTGGCGTCGAACTTATTCATTATATTTTATATATAAAATATTCTATTGGATGAATAACGAACAAATATATATAAAACAGCCTAATAATACTACTAATATGTCAATAGATATGCATAATTCGGATATTAATCCAACTTTAAACCCAAATCCGAATACAACTCCAAATACAACTCCAAATACGACTTCCGACGCAACTTCAGATACAACTCCAAATACAACTTTAAACCCAATTTCAGATACAACTTTAAATATAACTTCATGTCCAACTTTAAAAACGGATTTAAATATGGAATATAGTGCGGATTCTAATGAAAATAAATTGATCGATGTAAATGAAAATAAATTGATCGATGTAAATGAAAATAAATTGATCGATGTAAATGAAAATAAATTGATCGATGTAAATGAAAATAAATTGATCGATATAAATGAAAATATAAATTTAAAGTTGGATTCAAAATTTGAAATATTAAAAAATAAATATAATACTCTTGTTTTAAGTGGAGGAAGCGTGAAAGGAATAAGTCACATAGGTTCTGTCAAATATATGGATGAAATAGGAATTATTTCAAATATAACACATTTTATTGGTTCATCTGTGGGTTCAATAATTGCATGTTTTTTATCCATTGGTATACCGATTGATCATATATATACATTTATTCTAAATTTAGACTTTTCTAAACTTAAATCAACATGTATCGAAACATTACTAAATAATTATGGTTCTGATGCAGGAAATACAATTTATAAATTAATCGAAGGAATATTGGAAAAAAAGACTGGAATTGGTAATATTACATTTAAACAATTATATGAAACTACCAAAAAAGAACTAACAGTTACTGGATCTTGTTTATCGGATAATACATGCTATTATTTTAATCATAAAAATAATCCAAATATGTCTGTCGCATTAGCAATAAGAATATCTACATCATTACCAATTATATTTACACCAGTTTATTATGAAAATAAATGGTTCATTGATGGGGGATTATACAATAATTATCCTATAGATTATTTAGAACGTGAAAATATTGATAAAGCTATTGGTGTGATAATTGTTGAAAAAATGAATAATAATATTAATTGTCTGGAAGATTATTTAATTGTATTATTCAATAATATTAATTTTATTATTAATAAGTTAAGTATTAATAAAAAAACAATTAGTACTATAATTATTGATTCCCCGCCTGCTTCAAAAATAGATTTTAATATATCTATACAATTTAGAAAACAATTATATAATCTTGGTTACGACATCACAAAAAAACATATTTTGAATATTGTAAATGATATGAAATAGATATATTTAATCATATTTAATTATCATTATAATGACAATTAAATATTTTTAAATTTAAAAAATTCTTTGTCTTTCCTGTAACATTTTTTGATATCTATCTTCTACACTAGAGCTATCAATATTTTCTTTTATTTTTGGCAATTGCAATGTTTCACCACCTCTAGATGCCATTAATTTATCATATTTTTCATTAATATCTTCCATATCATCAAACGTAATCATGTTTGGCTCACTAATACCAAGTTGCTCAAATATTCCATATCCTGAAAAATCATCTCTTTTGAAGTCATCCTTTTTGCGCGACATAAAAATATCAGAATCCATTTCACGTTCTTTTAATCTAGTTTTAAGATCAGAAATATAATCATCCCCTAATTTATTGTGTCCATCCACATAATCAGCACCTGTCATATTTTTTAGATCATCTACTGTTAATTTAATTTGTGGTTTTTCTCCAAATGCAATACCACTAAAAGTTTGTCCGTCTAATCCAAAATTATTATTTTCATCTTCATATAACACATCCATTTTGTCATAACTAGTATATGATGTGGATGAAGTCATACCAATACTATTCCATGCAGAAGGAATTCCATTTGTTGAAATAATATCTTTTGATCCTGGTTTTCCATGTAACTTGTCAAAAGCCTCATTAAATATTTTTAAATCAAATGGTTTATCTCTAAAAAGGTTTTCAGGAGTATCTAATTTTTCTTGTTTAGTCCGTTCATTTAAAAGTTCTTGATACGATTTTTTAGCTACGTCTTTGGGTATAGATTTTTTAGCATCATCTGGATCAAACCCATGTTTTTTATTTAATTCCAGCATTTTTTCACTAAATATTAATTTGTCTTGATCAGTTGCAGGTCTTACATCTTGTGATTCATTATATTTTTTATAAGTTTCCTTTAAACCCACAAATGAGCTACTACTTTGTCTACTTAATGATGATAAATTATCATAATCTTTTCTGGTAGCTGGATTTGATAAAATTTGATATGCTGTTACGATCATTTCATAAACTTCTCTATATTGCGGTTTATCAGGATGTTTATCAGGATGATATTTTAAAACCATTTTATTGTATCCATCTTTTAATTCTTTTTCGGTACAACCTGACTTTACACCTAATAATTCATAAAAATCAACATCATTTGTTCTACTTTTTGTGTCTCTTTGATATTCCATACAATATGTTTAATATGATATAATGAAATAGTATACTTTTAAATGACTTTAATAAACTTATTATATCATATTATATTCAAATAGTTTAAGAAATACAAATGAATATATTAGCTACACGACACACTAAGGAAGATATAAAAAAATTAAAAGAAATTTATAAACAACCATTATACAGTCCACTTGAATTGACATTACAATTATTATCAATCTTATTTTTCCATGCTATAGGAGATACATTAGGATTTAGAAATGGAAAATGGGAATTTAATTATGGAATTAAAAAACCAACTCCTGAATTTACTAATGAGTTAATATATGATTTTTTCCATTTAGGTGGTGTCAGGGGAATTGATATTAAAGGATGGAAAGTATCCGATGATACAATATTAAATTTATCAACATTTAATGCATTTATTCAACCTTATAAAACATTAAATGATCTTGGTAATAATATTCGTACTGAATATATCAAAGCTATACCTAGATTGGAAGGAAGATATCCTGGCACAAAAACTTGGGAAAGTCTAAAAATGTTAGAAAGGGGTGTTGAATGGAGTAAAGTACCTTATGATTCAAATGCAATTGGTGCAGGTGCTGCAATGCGTACTACATGTATCGGTATAATTTATCCTGGAAAATTACTGAGGAAAAAATTAATAATAACATCTATTGAAACTTCTAGAATTACTCATAATTCAGCAACAGGATTTTTAGGCGGGTTAACATCTGCATTATTTACTGCATATGGTATAGAAAAAATTCCAATCGCACGGTGGCCAATTAAATTAATAAAATTATTAAAATCAAAAAAAATAGATAAATATCTTCAGAAATCAAGACCAAACGAATATACAAAATATTTAAATGATTCGTATACTTTTATCGGAAAATGGGAAAAATACGTATCGATCAGATACAGAAATAATATTCCAATAATAGATGACATTAAAATATTTATTAATCCGGTTCAAAGAATAAAATATTTAGCTGATAATTTTTCTAACACAATTGGCAATGATTTTTTCCCTGGTAATTGTGGTGACGATGCCACTATTATAGCATTTGATTCATTATTACAATCAAAAGGAAATTGGGAAAAATTAATTTTGTATTCAATTTTACATCCTGGTGACAGCGATACAGTTGGTGCAATTGCATCAAGTTGGTATGCTGCATTTTATAACCCATTATATCCATTGTCTAATTGTGAGTGTGGAAAATTTATAGATGAATTTTATATAGACGATTTGGAAGTTTTAGAAGAAATAATGGAATTATTTTACAATTTTTTTGGCAGTAAAAAATTTCTAAGAATATTGAATATTTTTAGAAATAGAAAACCTAAAACAAAAACCAAGGTAGTTATTAATGAAATAAAAGAAATTGACATAAGAATGAACAAATATATGGATCACCTTATTGATAATAGATTGGATCATTCCATTTAGCCCCATTAGATTAAATAGAATCAACAAATCGTATAATCGCACTTGCTGATCTGGTACCATTATACGGGATAACCTTATCTCCTTTTACGATTAAAACTGTTGGGAATCCATTGACCTTAAATTGTTGTATCAATTGTTTATTTTCAGGCATTTCACAATTAATTCCTCTGGTTTGAACATTTGGATCATTTTGATAATAATCAACTATTGAATTCCAATCGTTCATGAACATTTTTGAATATCCACACCATGTTGTATAAAAATTGTATATAATTATGTTGGATTGAGATGGTACGGATGTGTATCTCTCTGAACTTTTACTAGTTTTTTGGTAATAAACTAGTATTAATATGATTACAGATAATAATACTATTATAGTAAAATTGGATAATTCAAATTTTGGCATAATGTGTGATTATATAATTATATAATATTACCAAATAAAATAATCAAAAATAATATGTATAAGAAATTTCAATTTTAACCAGATTAGAATTGAAATTTGAGATTTTAAATTTGAAATTTATAAAATATAATGATAAATAATTTTTTCTTTTCAATATTTATATTCTAGAGGCATGACTACTAGTATAGGTAAAGATTTATTAGATTTATGTAAAAGTAAAAAATTTGAACAATTCGTGAATGCTACAAATAATAATACTTTAGATGCTTTTTTTCATACTCAGAGTTATGCAAATAAAATAGGACAAGATGGGGATTTTCATTATGAACCAGTACAATTTACAGCATACTTAAGTGAATTATTGGGGCGCTTAGATCCATCAAGTAGTGAATTTAAACTTGCACAATTACAAACATCACCTACATCTGAAAATTTTTTAAAACTACAAAAATGTATTTTAGCTAATATGGTTGGTACAAGTGATGATTTCAAAACAGAACTTGGTGATAATTTTTTGGATTCTGATAAGATTACATATACACCAACTTTTCGTAAATTGCTAAAAAAGACCGACAATAACACAGTTAAATCTGTATCCGTTTTTGTAGATAATATAAATGTTGCATCCGATGATAACAATTTAGGTATATATAACACAAGATTACAATTCAAAGGTGTTCCATTTTTTTCGAGTGTAGCTGAATTAAATATTATTCCCCGTATTCTAGACTTTTCAACCAATGAAAATAAAGAACCACTAAAAAATGCTTTTTTGTACACATACTTATTAGCAGCTATATCTGATTTGGATAGTAAAAAAGATATGGTTTTGTCATTAATCACTACAGACGAACAATATACCGCATCATTTGAAGATTTATTTAATAAACTTACGAATGATATGAAATCAGTTATTCCAGCATCAGGCGCGAAAAATTCTGATACATTAATAAAAGAATCTATAGGAGTTGGATTACATAAATCACTCGGTCCAATTGTAGATGAATTAAAAAATATTTCAATGGGAGATGAACTAACCAGGAAAATTGATAGTAAAATAATTGATTTATTGGGTGCTCCTCCCAATGGAATTAACTTGGATGCATTTTTATTAAAAAATACAGCTGCCGATTTTGTAGCTTTCAATGCAATGATTAAACAAATTTCACCTTATAAAGATAGTGATCCGGCTGTTGGTCAAAATCCAATAACTGCATGGGACACACGTTTAAATAACGGAGGTCCTGTTTATCCTCTATTGAAAATCGATGTTAATACATCGAAAGATCTACTCAATCAGTATTATAATGCATCAGGAGGTCCGGTTGTAGTTGCGGCTGAAGGTCCTGATTCGGGTGGTGCTAATTTTGTTAAAAAAACACAAAAGGGTGGTAACGCTGCTGGAGGATATACTAAATTAATTGAAATAGCTGAAAATACTTCAAAAATTAACATGAAAACTGATAATGATGATTCAACAATAGATAAATTAGGTAAACTATTTATATTGTTAGCCATTATTAATACTATTGTAACCCAATGGGGTACGGCTGCAAGTGATTTAGCACCGGCTGGAGAAAAAATTCAGATGAAAAAAGTTAACCCTAATACCGCAATTACGTTAAATGCCGATTGTTCCGCCGGTGTTAATGCTCATATGACAACAGCACTGGAAACAATATTGAAAACCCAAATTAAAGAAACATTTAAAAATTTGATGAAGAATATTGTGCCGAGAATATTGTATATTAAAAAAATATTTGCTGATGAAAATAATCTACAAATAAATAATAAAATTGTAAAAACATTTTATAATTTAACATTACAAGCTCTACTAAAAAGAACACCCACATCGCCGGCTAGTTTTAAAATTACACCTGGACCCAAACTGTCTGAAATTGAAGATTGGTTTTTATGTATGCAACAAAACCCAAACTACAAGACATTTTTTAATAAATTTTTCAATGTTGTAAAGATTGCAACACCATCCGACGTAATACGAATTGATACATTGGTAAATAATATAGGAAAACCAATAGGTAATAGAACTGATTGGGAAAATTATAGAATAAATATGTTAAAAACAGGATATCAAATTGGGGGTTTTGATATACTACATGATCTTATTGGCGGTGTACGTAAAGGAGGAGCACTACCAACTGTTATAATATTTTCAAATTTGCCATCTATAAATCCTAATAATTTTATATGGATAACTAAAGATTTTAAAATCAATGCAGATAAATTAAAATCAGTAACAGATCCTAAATTAGCATTACAATATATAACAAGAAAATTTTTCGAAAAATCGGCAGAAGCAGTTGCAACGGGAAGGCCTCAACCAACAATTGAATTAATACCAGGAACACCAGAATTAACTATAAATAGAGATACCATGTTATTTCTCAAATATCCAGCAACAATTTTAACAGTCCCTTTTACAATATCAACAGAAGCATTATTTGCTGAATTGGAAAAAGAAATTTTTGGAGAACGCGGAAAGAAAAAAGAACCTCATTATAACACCGAAAAATTTCTAGAAGAGTTGATAAAAGTATCAACTGCAGAAAACACGGAATGGAAAAGGGATCGCAATAGATTTGTCAAATATAACAAAGGTACTAATGTACCTGCTGTAATAACTAGTAATATTGAACAACAATGTCAATTCCTTGACAATACAGTTTGTGTAACGTTTTTGAATAAATGTATTGCTGGGAAAAAGAGAATAGATGATACTGAATGCCAAAATATAATTTTAACGCAAAATAATATTTTTAATTTGAAGGATAATAACAATGAATATTTAAAAGTGGGGGAAATAGTTAAGTATGCGCATAAACTTAATCCTGCATATGCTGCAAAAATATTGCATTTTTTTAATTTCGGTACTAAAAAAAGTACTGCTAGAATTGGCAAAACTGAAGTATCTATAGATAAAGTCGAATCTGGTGGTAGTTGGTTGAGATATATTAATAAAAATCCAAAAATAGTTGGCGGATCAGATGTAGTTGACAAAATTACAAAAAATAAGGATTTGCTCCTTTATTTGGAAATATTAGTTAATTATGTAAATGCTCATCCTAAAGTACTCAATCCAGAATACACTGGCGAATTACAAAAAATTGACACAGATGATGTTCTTGAAATTGATAAAAAAGAATGGAAAATATATAAATACAAAACATATAAATATGGTACAGCCAATCCATTAACAGAATTAGAAAGATTAAAAAATTCATTATTAAATGATGTTACTGGTCCATCTTCAACTTATATGTTAGGAAAATCAGTTAATATGGCAAAAGACTGGGCGTTAAATCCAGTAATGTTAAATCCATTACCTTATGGTATTCCATTATCCATTAAACAAAAAGGCGGTGGTCTGTATGATGGTTTAATTGATATAACAATTAGAAGAGAACCTGGAAGATATAGCAATGATTCATTTGAAGAAAAACTAAAAAAAGGATTTAATGATCAGGATAATAATTATGGAGCAGCAATGTTGAAAGATTTAGTTAATTATGCACAAGAATTATTAAGCAGAGGAGAAAAATTTAAAATGAGTGAATCTACATACAAAGAATTAATAAGAAAAGTAGAAAAACTCGGAAAAATAGAAGATAAAATAACAAACACTTTAGGAAATCTAGTAATCAAAAGAAGGGTTTACAATAAATCTAGAGGACTAATTAATTTGAATGAAATTGAAGATAAAGAATATCTTGACAAATTACTTAAAAAGCATGAAAAATTTGCGAAATTATCTGATGCGTATAGAAAAAAATCAGTTGATTTAATAACGGTTTTACAACATTTATACAAGATTATTGAAGAAAAAGTAGGCAATCCAAAAACAGAAAGAGAAGAAGTTGATTATCCAAACTATTAAAATTTTAATGAAAAAATGTGATATATAACTGTAAATAATATTTAATCTAATTAGTTAAAAAATTTTCAAAAATTTTTCAAACATATAATATATTCAATATATATATATATCGAATATATTCAATATATTATATAAATGAGTACAAATAGTGAATTATCCAAGAAACTACTAGAATTATGTAATAGTGAAAAATTTAAAAGTTTTGTAACAGCTTCTAATTCCAATAATATGGAGACATTCTTTTTAGTCAAGAATTATATTGATAAAGTCGGTGATGATAATGATTTTCATTATGAACCAGTACAATTTTTAGCATATTTCAGTGATCTTTTAGGTCAACTTGATCCGTCTGAATCTGAAATTTCATTAGGACAAATAAAAACAGGAGAAAAATATAAAAATTTAATTGAATTACAAAAATTTATTTTTGCAGCATCCTTTGGCTCGAATGGTTATAAAGATGAATTTGGCACTGACGATTTTCTTACATATAGTCATAACAGTGTTGAACCATTTAAAGTTCCTGGAACTCCCGATCAAATAAAAACATCAACTGTTAATATTACGAATATAAAGGAATCAGAAAGGGCAAATTACAATATAGACTTAGAATTTGGAGGGTTACCTTATTTATTCAATGTTCCTGAATTAAATGTATTACCTAAATTAATTCAAGTAAGTGGTACAAATATTGTGCCTATCAAAAGTTTATTCTTGTATTTGTATTTATTGATTGCACTTTCTGATTTATCCAAAACCAAGGAAAATTTGATAAATATTATTGGTAGCAATTGCCAAAATGATGAAGGAATAAAATTAATCCGAGATGCTGTAAAAAATAATTTAACACATGAATTAATAAATATATTGCCCAATAAAAATAAAAATGATTTAGATGGAATATTTAATTATGCACTTAAACAAACCATACAATATGTAATAGATGACTTGTCCATAATTGATTCAACTGTATCTGAAGGATTAAAAAATGATATTAGTAATAAATATAATGAATATGTTATAAATTTGACTGGTACACCACCCGTTTATATTGGAAAAAGTGATATTGATCGTGTAATTAAACAAAATATGGACAACCGAAATGCGGGTGTATTTAATGTAATATTAAATAATGCTTATGGTCTGAATACTGCATATTTATCAGGTGCTAATACATGGGGAAATGAAATCGGTACAGAATATCCCATATTAAAAGGTAATTTTGGTGGACCAGGAGTTAAAGATACAGCATTAAACGATTTAAATAATTATTATAATGCTGAAATTGGTGGTGTACCGGTTACATTGCCATATGAATTAATTTTATTTGGAGGTGCTAACAATAGAAATAATGCTTATAAAAATTTTATCACAAAAATTACAACAACCCCTGCAGATAATAATATAAATCTTAAAACGACTAATATTAATGAACTTATTGACAAAATGACTAAAATATTATTATGGATATCAATGGTAAATACAGCATCAACACAATGGGGTAAAAATAATTTTGAAATTACTCCCGGTTCAACATCAGGTCGTGTCAAAAAAATGGACAATAATTATATAGGTCATTTATTATTAAATTTTGGAAATGCTCCTAATAATATACATGCAGATACTATTACTAAATTAAAACATCAAATTAAATTTACATTAAAAACTTTGATGGAAAAAATTATACCTAGATTGTGGTATATTAAAGAAATTTTAATAAATAACATTGAAAGTCCAATTTTTGAAAATAAATTAAAGAATGCTTTATATGCACCAATGATTGAAAGATTAACTAAATTATTAGAACCATTACCTATAAATATAACATTAAATAGACCAACATTAAAAAATGCTTCTGAATGGTTCATGTGTATGATGAAAAATCAGGATAACAAAAAATTTTTTGAAGATTATTTCAACATAATTGATAGAACTAATAGATTAAATGTTTCTCTAAATAACATAATTGATTATAAAGATGATTTTATTAACGGAATTGATCTGAATAATTATTATGTAAATGCCAAAAAAATCAGATTTTCAACTGGTGGATTTGACATTTTATTTGAAAAAATAAATAATCAATATGGCGGTGTTTTACCAACATTATTAATTTTTTCAAAACTCCCATCAATAAATCCTAATAATAGTGTATGGTTGTTAAAAAATTTACCGATAAAGGCAAATAAATTAAAAGAGATTACCGAACCAAATAGAGCTTTGGAATATATAGTTAGACAATTTTTTAAACGTTCCGTAATTGCATCAGCTAGTGGATTAACACCACCAACAATCAGGATTATTCCTGATGAACCAAAAATAAATGTTAATGACATTGCAATATTCAAAAATCCAAAAACTGTATTAACACTCCCATTTTTATTATCTACTGAGGATTTATTTAGAGAAATAGAAGAACAAATGTTCGGAATATCAAAAAAAGAAGAATTATATTCAGCCGAAAAATTTCTTGATGAATTAGAAAAATTATGGGATACTGATGGTAGATGGGAAAGATCAGGAAAGTATGTTTTAAAATTAACTAAAAATAATCAACCGGCTCAAATAACATCAACAATTGACCAGGCATGTCAATTTATAGATGATACTATATGCGGTGTATTTCTACAATCATGTATTCGCGAAAAAAAACAAATTGATGATAAAAATTGTAGAAATTTAATATTGGAACAAAATGTGTTTCAGATACGTAATAATGATGAACCTTTAAAAGTAGGTGAAGTTGTGAAACAAGTACATAAACTTAATCCCGCATATGCAGTGAAAATATTGAAGTTTTTCAAATTTGGAATTAAAAAAAGTACCATCAAACATGGCATTAAAGAAGTATCCATAGATAAAGTTGAAACAGTCGGTAGTTGGTTAAATTATATTAAAAAAAATTATGATACAGTGGGAGGAAAATATGTTGTTGATAAAATAATCGAAAATAGAGATTTAAATTTATATTTAGACATACTCGTAAATTATGTAAATGCCCATCCTAAAGTACTAAATTTAGAATACACGGGTAAAGAAGATAACATTGACATAAATGAAGCAGATGATGCACTTAAAATGAATAGCATGGACTTTAAAATATTCAAATATATGAAACATAAAAATAATACACGCGATACATTATCGGAATTGGAGAGATTAAAATCAACATTATTGAATAATGTAACTGGACCATCATCAACATACATGCTCGAAAAATCAAAAAATATGGCGAAAGATTGGGCCTTAAATCCAATAATATTAAATCCATTACCTTATGGTATTCCATTATCCATTAAACAAAAAGGTGGTGGATTGTATGATGGTTTAATTGATATAACAATTAGAAGAGAACCTGGAAGATATAGCAATGATCAATTTGAAGAAAAACTTAAAAAAGGGTTTAATGATCAGAACAATAATTATGGAGCAGCAATGTTGAAAGAATTAATTGATTATGCACAAGAATTATTAAGTAAAGGAGGGAAATTTAAAATGAGTGATCAAACATATGAAGAATTAACGCAAAAAATTGGAAAACTTGAAAAAATTGAAGGGAAAATAACTAAAATAATGGGATATCTCGTGATTAAAAGAAGAGTTTATAATCAATCTAGAGGATTGGTTGATTTGAGTAAAATTAAAGATGATGAATTTTTAAGTAGATTACTCAAAAAACATCAAAAATTTGCTGATTTAACGGATGCTTATAGAAAAAAATCAGTAAATTTAATAACAGTTTTGCAACATTTATATAAAATTATTGAGGAAAAAGTGGATACATCTAGTACAGAAAGAAAAGAAGTAGACTATCCTGTTTATTAATTTTTTTATGACCAATTTTTATAGAAAAAATTGAAAAAAATAGTAAATCGCATGAAATGATAAAATATAAATTATATATATCCAAATAAGAGGTAAAATGCCACATATTCTCAAAATCGCATTATTGGATAATTACAAAAATGATGCTGATTTAATAAATTTTTACACAAATCCAAAAAATTATTCATCCGATTCCGGTGTAAATTTATGTTTTCCGGAAGATGTAGTTATTCCTAAAACATGGGGACCCGGAAAATTAGTAGGATTGGGTGTTAAGTGTGAATTAGATTATGATGGTGGATATTACTTATTCCCAAGAAGTTCAATTTATAAAACATCAGTTTGTTTAGCAAATTCGGTTGGCGTGATCGACAACGGATATAGGGGAGAAATAAAAGCGGCTCTAAAAGCAGATTTACAATGGGAATTTAAAAAAGGTGAAAGTATTGTACAGATAGTAGCACCCGATGCGAAACGTATCATAGTACAGTTAGTACAATTGGATGAACTGTCAAATACAGAAAGAGGTGACAATGGATTAGGTTCAACCGGGAAGTAATCCCTCCTCTTCAAATAGAGAATATCCATATTTTTCAGATAGAGAATATCCATATTTTTCAGATAGAGAATATCCATATTTTTCAGATAGAGAATATCCATATTTAAATTTAAAATTTAAAAATATTTCATAATTAGTTATGAAATATTTTTAAACAAAAGCAACTGCTCCTAATCCATAATAAACTCTAAATACATTGTAATTAATTGTATATATGCGCAAATATGCTGAATTTTGTGTTGATATGATATTATCCAACGTTAATTGAAAACTAACTTGATCAATCTTACTCATATTACATGCACCTGATGGTTGATTTTTTTCAGGATATACAGACAATGAATATACATTAATTCCTTGTATTGGCGCTTTTGTATAATGTTGAAATGGTTGTACATTATTAAAGTATTTATTATCTCTAATACCAAATCTATCGTATCCATTCAATTGTAATGTTCCAACATTGGTTAAATCATTTCCAATATTATATTTATTTTGTGATGCAGGTGATCTAACATTACCACCAGGTGGAACAGTAATATTTACTTCAGGAATAACAAAAGAATTTGTAGACGGACCATATGGTCCTGTAGAACTTGTAGACGGGTTACCAAAAAAACTTGTTAATTCCATAACTCCATCTGGATTTTGTGTATACTGAACTTTAACAGGATCTATTATAATTGGTTTTCGTGTTATATTTATAGATGTTGTAAAATTATATAGATCATTTACTGAATTCTTACCGACCAAACTATCAAGTTGACATACCCAATAAACAGCCTTACTAGGATGATTTAATGTTAAATTAGTTTTAACATTTGGACTTTTTATTGATCTTAATTCATTATATTGTAACTGTTCAATTAAATATTCATGATTTGCTCTGGCAAATTTAACTCTTTCATCATTATCCAAAAATACATAATCTACATATAAATAACTTCTGGGTAATGATAACGTTTGTTGTAATGTCACGTCCTCTACATTTTCTATAGAATTTGGCAATGGTGTACAGTATGATGTTGTTTCAACACTATATATTCTATATGGAACATTATTAATATAATTCATATTATTTAAAATACTCAACGGTGTACCAGATTCAGTCAAACTAACGAAGGATTTTTGTGGATTATTACCATTTCTGATTTGTATATAATTTATTTTTTTATTTAAATAATCGTGATTTATAAATAATCCATTTATTGTTTGTCCGTTTACTGTTTGATAAATATATTCATAAGGTTGAAATGGTACGACATCATCTAAAACTTGCATTGAGTTTGTTGGTCCCAAAGCATAACATTCTTCTAAATTTCTAAATGTTATCGAAATTTGAATTGAACTATTTCTTAAAGCAATAACAGGAAGAGATAATCCTGTATTTCTACAAAACCAAAATTGTAAAGGTACATATATTCTGTATCCATTTTTTCCATTACTGAATGTATATAATTCTTCAACATCACCTATTAACTTATCATAATTTCTTTTGTGCGAATTTGCAAGTTGACTCCATATGTATAACCATTCGCCGAAATGTCTATCTATAATTTTTTGATTTATTTCTATAGTAACCTCCTTAATCAGTGTATAGCCTATATTTCTGGCCCATGCAAATTTTTTATTTGGATCCAGTGTTTTAGTTTGTGAATTTATAAATTGTGCTACTGGTGGTAATTCTATGTATACATAAATTTGATTAATAAGATCTCCACTGTGAGATATATTACATGTAACCTTTTTACCAAAATTTGGAAAAGGATCTGTAAAATATTGTTTTACAGATTCAGTTGCAAAATTTGTATGACGTCTGTATACGGTTTTAAAAAATGTTATCTGAGGATCCCCTACAATGTATATATCTTGAATTCCATATGCAACCAATTGAATTAATCCGCCTCCCATTTATAAAATAATTATAATTAATATATAAATTGAATACAAAATATTAATTTTGTATGCAATCTATATGCAATTTATATAATCACTAATAACTATTAATGACTATTAATAGCCATTAATCATCCTTATTGATAATTTTTTATGAGAAATATCATATTTAGGTTCAAAATATTCAATATATTCATGGTGTTTACAATTTTTTAAAATATTTCATCGTCAATTAACTGATAATGGAATATTTCAATTGAGTTTTTATTTTATACATTTTTTGATAATTATTAATGATCATTGTATTAATGGTTATTATTAAACATTTTTTTATCAGGTACAGGCTCAATGATTTCACATGCGTAATTATCGGTAGTTGGTGATTTTATGCAATATATATTGATTTCATTATCTAAATCATCTAAATCATTTAAATCATAATAATCATTATAATATAAATCATGAGCTCCATATGCTACTAATTGCATTAATCCACCACCGAACGACATAAATATATTTTTTACAATGAAATGATTATTTATATATGATTTAAATAATGCATATGTTATTATGAATTGCACTTAAACATTGATTTTTTAATTATAATTTTAATGCATAACAAAAAATATGAAATGTGGATTTTTATGTTTTATTAAACATACAATTTCGTCTTTAGTGAATCCTATATTTTCATATAATGCCGAATCATTATATATTTTTTTTATGAACATAATAACATTATTTGCGATATAATCATATTTTTGTTGTTCATTATAATTGTTGACATTATAAATACTTTTACTGTTAAACATTATTTTATCAAAAAATTCATAATTTTCATACAATGATTTGTTATTGTTATAATATTTACCTAAAATTAATTTAAACATTTTAATTTGAGGATCAGATGGTGTTTTAAAATAATTAGATCTTACAGCTAATGTAAAAAATGGTTTAGAAATATCGGGAACTATTGAAGTTGAATGTTTAATTTTATTATCGTGTATATATTTTAAAACTTTAGTATTTAAAAAAAATTCATCAATACCATAAATAAAATTTGTGGTTTTCATTATTTCTTTTTTAATATCACTCGTAAAACCACTCATATCATTAATACTTGTTGTTAAAAAATCCTTAATTCCTTCAATTTCTGTGTCACCATTTATATTTGGATTAGATAATTTTAGTGATTGCATACTTTGAACAAAATCATTTAATAATTTTCTTGGAAATTTAATTTTACTTATTATTGTTCCTGCCATTATTAAACCAACATCAGGTAAATTTGAAAAGGTTAGAAATCTGGTTCTAATATCATAACACGTTTTTGTTTTAAAATGTATAAGTGATTTAGAATTTATAAATTTGTCATATACAATCTTAGTACCTTTGAGAACGGATAAATTAACATCAATATCAAATATAAAAACAGTTTCTATATTTTTATTAATAGAATAATCAAATAATGGTATAAATCTAATAAATGTTCCGAACAATCCATCATGATATAATCCATTACTCAATATAAAATCTGGATGTATAAATTGAATCAATTGAATATATGGCATATTCCTTAATTTTTTTAATAATGGTAACCATTTATTTATAATTTCGTTATTTATTTCTTCCGATTCATGATGCGGTCTGATTATTGATTTATCAAAATAAATTCTTAAATATGTGTTTGGTTTAAAATAAATTGGATTTGTGAAATTATATGCTAGTGTTTCCAATCCATTGATATATTTATCCATACTTTTGTATGATATTTGTAATCTAAAAACAGATACACTTATTAAATCATAATTATTTTTCGGTTCAATATAATATTTTTTAAATTTGATACTATTCATTCTAAATAAATATATTAAATTTATTTTTTGTTTATAAAAATTGAAATTTCATAAATATATATTTATTTAATTATTCAATCCAATTATGGTTATATTAGATATATTAAGTTATATTAAATTTATTGTAACATAACAAATGGATGATTATGAATTGTCAAAATGTAATACAAAGAGATACCATAAAATAAAAGAGTTAATGAAAGAAACATTTGGTTATAATGATTTTAAACCAAAACAGTACGAAATAATTAATAATATTATAAATGGTATTGATGTGTGTGCAATATTACCGACTGGTTACGGTAAAAGTTTAACATTTCAACTTCCGGGAATATATTTGGACAAACCAACTGTGATTGTATCACCGCTAATATCTTTGATGGAAGATCAATGTTACAATTTAAAAAAAATAGGTATTAATGCATGTTGTTATAATTCGACAATTCCAAATAAATATGCATTAAAATCCGAAATATTAGAAGGATATTATAAATTTATTTATATTACACCTGAAACTATTATTGTATCAAAAGAATTATTAGAAATGTTAAATGAATCGCATGGTATATCATTAATAGCAATAGATGAAGCTCATTGTATCAGTACTTATGGTTTTGATTTTAGAAGTGCATATAGACAATTATCATATGTAAGAGAAATGTTTCCTGATATTCCGATATTGACACTTACAGCAACCGCAACAAATCAAGTTGTACAGGATATATGTGATGTAATGAATTTTCAAAATTATATTATCGTTAAATCGTCATTTGATAGACCAAATTTGGAATTAAATATATTGAGAAAAAACAAAAAAATGTCGGAAGATTTAATGCCAATCATAAATAAACATAAAAATCAACCTACAATAATTTATTGTTTGACAAAAAAAGAAACTCATAAGATATCTGACATGCTCGAAAAATATGATATAAATTGTGGTATATATCACAGCAGTATTGATAACGATGAAAAAACAAGAATTCACCATCAATTTTTAAATGGTGAAATAAATTATAT